TGTTTTGTTTTGAGGTCTAGGTAGTGGTTATAGACGTATCTTGTGTTGTTGAAGTGTTGTTCGTGGTTGAGTTGTTGTTTGACTGTTGGGTAGAATCGGGTTTTTGATGCTCGGTGTATTTTCACATAGCTTTAAATACGTAATCTATATATTTAAGGAAGTGTCGGGTTACTAGCTCCAAAGGATAATTCAATAAGAGGAGAGGGTGGGATTTGAACCCACGGTACGAGTCATCCTCGCACTCCGATTTAGTAGATCGGCGCAATCAACCACTCTGCCACCTCTCCATGATAAACATCATTCAACACTCGTTTTTCTGTCTGTCGGTCCCGATTAATTGCTCACGTCCCATACTCCTTTCCCGCTATGAATGGTACGCCACCCCCAGTGCAACCCGCTTTCCTCTGAATTCCACCAAATGCCACTTGTTATCAAAACACCCGTTCATCATCTGTTCGATAGTGTGCGACTTCAAGACCAGTGAGGGACCAAGATACGCGGTTCTCAGGATGTCTGGCGGCCCGATAAGCATGTAGTCCCAGTCATCGCAATTCACTCCTTGATTCCGTAATTCCTTGATCTCCGCGTCAGTGATGTGATCGTTTCCGTCGATCAAGGTCAGTGGAATTCCCTGCTCGTCGCTCATGGTTTTTCTCCTTGCGTTATACTTTAGAGAAGTATTGGCTCCTATGGAATGTCTAACAAGTCAATATGTTTTTGAAATTCATCGAGACTCTCGAAAGATCGAAAATTTCCACTACGAAAATCTTCTTCAGCTTCCAATTCCGCAGGACCCGGAGGTAAGTCTTCTTCATCTTCTGATTCATCGGAATTCGGAGGCACCTCTTTGATTCTCGCTAGTAGATTGCCCCGGACTTCTTTAGTTTTGGGACACAGGGCATCCTCGTTTTCGCATGCGATATTTTGCCAAAGCGAAAGAATATCTTCCTCTACCTCCTGCCTCAAAAGATCCTCTTCTTCTACGAAAACCAAAATTCCAAGGTTTTTGTCCTCAAAGAAAACCAACCCGGAACCTGTATCCCGCATGGGTGAAACTTCCAATGGAGGGTCGATGCAGAGATGCAGGGATTTATTGCCCCGGACATCGGAGATCCTAATCATCGTGCTCCCCTAAATTATAAAAACGTTGTATAAAAACGTTGGAGGATTGTAACTTTTATGTCATCATGAAGTCTGTTTAATGATTCTTCTAGCGAAATTCCTTTCTTCATTGAGAATAAAATGCTGGATGTTGGTAAATCCTTAACTTTCATTGCAAATTCTTTCTTATTTTCTAAACCTCCATAAGAATTCCAATGATGGCGAATTGATTTGATCATCTTAGCATAGGCATCTTGGTAAGGTTTAAAAGCAGAAGCGTCATTCGGAAAATAACTTAGATATTCTATGTCATTTCCAAGGAATATTAAAGTGATTATTTTCTTTTCTGAAATGTATCCACACATGTGAAGATGTGCAATGGCGAGATAAGCAGGATTTTTTATTTTAACCCGCCAAATATGGTCTGATAATTCTAATAAGGCAACGTATCCTTCTTCTAATGGTGGTAAAGATTTAAGACTTTGAATGATGTCTTCCCATGAATTAAAGGAATAGTTACGTGGGACTCGGAATCCATGTTGTATGCCCCAAGATTCAACGTCTTTGAATAACCATTCTCTTTCTGTTTTTCTTTCACGTATGGTGAGTAAAACTAAATCGTCCTTCGGATATGACGTGATTACCCTCATTTCCGAAGCAATTAATTCAAACGTATACATGTTGTTTTGATCTTCTTCGTGAAATCGATCATTGATCTTGCCGATAATTCGTTCAACTACGTTATGAAGCGAATTTCCAAGAGGAGTAAGACCTTCTGCAAAAGCCATTGATCTAGATCCGCATCTCCATGCGACGCCATCATGATAGATGGATATTAAGGATCCATCTATCTTTTCTAGGACTTTAAGTTTTGGATCATATATGAATTTATCTGTGAATTTATCTGGAAGTTCATTATAATTGTAAAATCGATCGAAGGATCTTGATAATACTTCCCATGATCCTTTTCGAAGAATTAAGGCTCTACATTCGTCGCTTATTGGGTGAAATCGAATTCCATCAATTTGGTTATAATTTAGGACAACACGATCGTTATAGTCGCGGATGTTTATGTGTAATGACGTTAAGGCGTTGAGTCCATTTTCTTTAATGTAGTTAATTACGTGCATGTGGTTCTTCCTATTCGTTTGTTTGGTATGGTAATCCTTCGTGAGGGATTGCGATTTTGTTTTTATTGATGTAGCATATTTCGTTTATCCATTTGCCATTTTTCTTTTGTCTTTCTTGTTCTATGATTTCTTTTATGGCTATTCCTTTTATTTGCCATTTTTCATTTTCAATTTCTATTACTGTGTACATTGTTGTCTCCTTGTTTGTTTTTGGTTTTGCTTTTTTTGACATGATGTTTCTTACGCTTGTGCGTTTATGGGAAATTTTTGGCAACCTGAAGCGCAGTTATTGGGGGAAGTGGAGTCCTGATTCGCCAAAGATGATATTTGCGTATATCATTTTGAAAACGACGTAGCCGGTTGCTGTTTCTAGTTTATTTTTTAGATCTTTTACTGATGTGTTTATTTCTGTGGTTGTTGTTAAATTTCCTGAATTGTATTTGGGGCCTGTTTGGTATTGTCCGGTATTTATTATTAGATTTTGGTTGAATAGATCGTTGGTGAATTTTTCTCTTGCACAAGCATGGCCGTTTATGGTGAATCTTGCTGTTGTGTTTCCGAATTGTCTTGTGTAGGCTATTGGTGAAGCGTGATTGAATTGTGTTCCTTCAGTGTTAGTATCACAGAATCCGGATAGTTGTGTTTCTATTTGATCTGCTTCTTTTTGTAGACTTCTTTCTGTTTCGAATCTTTTGCCGCCTACTGGTGATGCTTTTAGGTAGGCGGTAAAGGGTACGTGGTATAATAGTGGTTGGTGTGGTTGTTTTGTTGGTGATTCAGATAGTTGTTGTGGCATGATGCGTCCAGCCCCTAATTATGGAGGGGACAGTAAAAGTTGCTGTCCCCTCCATAATTTTTCTAAGAGTTAAACGTAGCCAGCGTGTGGGCAAACAGTCCGAACTTCGCCATGGAAGTCTGCAGCCAGTCCGGCTGCTTTCTTTCCAATCTGGACTTCCCTGGGGTTTCCGATCATTCTGGTCGGAACATCTAGGTTGTTTACGCCATTGACCACTGCGGCCAGTCCGCAGTTGGCTCTTGGGTGAACAACCACAGGATGGCCAAACCGGAATGAGTCAGTTCGGAAGGTGGTGTCTCTAGTTTCTACAACTTGGATCTCTTCCCCTGGTGCGGGAACGTAGTATCCATCAAATGGGGTAGTAAGATGCTTGATGGACGTGTGGCGTCCATTAGCTTTTACTGCCCTCAATCTCATGAAAACTGAGATTGATGCATTTGCCGGTTGAGCTGCCATCTTTTTCTCCTCCGCAAAGGACCAGAAATTTTCTGGTCTACATTTTATATTTGCTTAGATATCACTTTTTGTTGCCTTCTTCTTCCTCATTCCAATCTACTTCTTCTTCTCCTTCTTCTTCTCCTTCTTCTTCTTCATCTTCATCTGGCAATCCTAATTTATCTATGTTTCCAGAAGAAGTATTTCCAAGTGGTGAAGAAGAATTTTGTTTTTCACAAAGAATTAAATCTTTTGGAATTGATGTACATTTATCTACATGTTGACGTAATTCCGAGGAAAGCGTGCCTTCAAAACTAAATATTTCAACTACGCATCCTAATGATTTCAACATTGGAATTGCCGATGATAGATCTCCATCACCTGAGCAAATACAAATTACGTCTAACTTAGGAGCTAATTGGATGGCGTCTACGACCATGCCTACGTTCCAACTTCCCTTTGTCTTCGTTACTCCTTCTCTCTCCATAATTTTCATCTTTTTTACTTTAGTTAGGTATCCAAATTTTGCTAAAGCTCCTAAGAATGCCTTTTGGTCTACTTCATCTTTTGTGGTAACATAAGCTGTAGCTCTTACCAACTGTCGTTTTCCTAAAACGAAATCTAAGAATGATCCATAATTCAGTTTTCCCTCAAAGACTGCTCTTGCCGAATAGTACATCTGTTGTACATCAACGAAAACACCAACTCTCTGGGCTCCCATGCTTGTCTCCTTTCTGGAGATTATGACTTCGTGTTGATCGAATTAAAGAAATCTACAAACGTCGGGAATGCTTCCCACACCATTTTCCTTACTTCACTTAAAACACGCCAAGAAACGGATCGACCTAAATCCGAAATGGAGAAACGAAGAAGGAAAAAGAAAAAATCTCCATTTATTTCAACTTCATTTGGTCGACAAATACAAAATTCTTTTATCTTCATCCAAGGTAAATTAAACCTTGGAATCGACATTTGCCTTCTATTCAATAATAAATTCAAAACTGGTTCACTTAAACCATAACCATATAAATCAATTAATAGCGAATTAAAAGATGAAGAACTAGTTAATAAACCACTAAACTTAGAATCACTACTAATTGCTAACCGATATGGAGCATAAGAAGTCAGCATTTCCATATTGCCAAACAATAAATAAAATTCACCAGGATTAGATAATTCATCAATAACCATCCTTAAAGCTCTTACTTCTTGATTATGTAAATTAACAACATTCTCTGGAAGACCTTTTGCTTCCAACAATCCTTCTAATCTATTAGCTAAATTTCTAATTATTTCATGCGAATTCATATCTTGTCCTCTATTGTAATCCCATCTAAATTCTATCATAGACGCCCTATAAAGAAATTCTAGCTAAGCGAAGGAATTTTAAAATTACCCTTTTCAAAATAAAACTTTAAATTAAGATCGCCCAATGCAATAACCTCGTTAAAACCAATCCCGTTACTATCGGGTGATGCAATTTTATTTGTCTCAATTACGTCATCAACCGGATTAAAAATATCAACATAGCTAACGCCCGGAATCGCCTGAATTGCAGAATAAAGATTTGAAAGAAAAAAACCAGTGCCCATATCAAAATTTGATAAATCGAAAAAATCCCTAATTGCCTTCTCTACTCCTACCTTCAATGATCCTGAATCAGCATTTCTACTCATAATAATGGAGGCACTCATGTTAATAAATTTTACCTCGCCATCAAACACTCGAACCTCATCAGTTAATACATTAATCTCATTAAAATAATCAATTAATCCTCTCTTTAAACCCTGACTAGGTTTTGTCGGAACTCCCCCAGGACCCTCAGAAAGAACGAAAAGCTCAACTATGTTTCTATTTATAAATTCATTTTTCATTACCGACACCGCCTCTTCAATGGAAGAAGCTTTTCTTACCTTCTCTGCCACGCTTATAAAATCCTGATCAACGCCAGTTCTAAGCGTACCAATAGCTTTTGAAACAGACCCAAACACAGGATGTCGATAAGAACAAGCTAAAATACCATAGTCCTCACTGGTCACTGAATTACCATGAGAAGAAAAAGTTCTTGGAGCCCTCCTTTTTGCCTGCTCAATAGATTCTTCATCAGTACCGCCAACAGAAGGATAAGGATTTCTAAAAATAACTTCGATCGCCGCAGAAGCAGGAAACTCCGGACTCATCGATCTACTCTCATTAATAATTCCAGCACCAATCCGACCACGAATTCCACCACCAATCCTATAATTTATAATAATTTGTTGACCAGATAAAGGAGATGCACCTGTAATATTATTACCAAACTTAATACGAGATCCACCACTTAAATGAACTACTTCAAAAACCTTATCTCCAGCCTTAGCCCTCTCTAAAATATCAATCCTCTGCCATCTAATAAATTGATCCGTAGAACCACCACTTACGCCAACATCAACCCAAATCGGTTGATCTAAAACGGAAGAAAAAGGAACATCAACAAATTGATTAGGACCACCAGCCGAAATAACCGTTATGGGAACGCCAATCTTCCCCTCAATACCAAATCCGATAATTCCCCTTCTACCAGCAGGAATAGTTATAAAAGATGAAAAATCCCCCGGCGCTCTAAACACCTCATAATTTAATGGCAATCCATCCGGACCTCGAACGGAAAATGAAATACCAGCAGGAATGCGAATATCAGTCGGAATCTGATAAGGAATCGTAATCTCCACTTCAACGGAGGCAGGAGTTGCCCGCAATATTGATTGATTAATCAAAGCTAAATGATTAGATACCGACTCCCGAGTATGAGCAGTCGGCAAAAAACTTTCATCAACCAAAATATCACCACGCTGAGAAATCACATTACTTAAATAACTAACTAATTCAATTAACATAATGATTCCATTATTAGCATAAAAATCATTGTGCTGATTTGGAAAATAAGTTCTTATATATTCAACACATGCCCTTAACATAGTAGAATAATCTAATGCAGAAAAATCCAATTTCCTCAATTCAGGTTGAGCTAAAATAACTCCAAATTCTTCAGGAACGTTTGGCATCTTAAAAAGAAATTTACTCATGACTTCATTCCTCCAGTAGGTAATTTCAATTCCACAAGCAAATCTGATCCGGCTAAACCAGAAACACCAACCAAACCAGTATTAAACCGATCAATAACTATCGTACCATAAATTTTAATAACCAAAAGATTTTCATCACTAGGAAGTAACTTAATATTAGTAACGGAAACTCTATTTTCATAATTAGCAATTACCTCCTTTATCTTATCAACGAGATAATCTAAAGCAGAAGGATCCATGTTCTCAAATAAAAACCCTCTAATCGGAGATCCAAAATTCGGCCTCATAACTCTCTCTCCAGGAGAAGTCAAAAGCAATTGCATTAAATCATTCTTAACTAGTCTTTCACCCTCCTGACGACTCAAAACTCCCTCATGACCGCCAAAAAACGGAACATTATGGCCATAAAATGGACTTAACATGGCTCCTTACTCCTGCCTTAAAGCTCGATTTACAATCATTAACGAATAACCTCCCTTAATTTAATAATTTGATCATAAATTAATCTAATATTAGCAATTAATAAATTAACGTCATTAATTAACAAATTAATTGTAGCATTAAGAGAATCCTCCTTCTCTTCTAACTTTACCAAAATAACATCATCAGATCCAAACGTAATACTAGCAACATCTTTTAACTTTTTAACCTCATTTAAGGACTTCTGAGCCGACTGAATCTGAATTTCCTTTGAATTCAAAAGACTAACATCATTACGATATGTTATTAATAATTCATCATACTTACTCGATCCCTCGGAAACCAATAAAGATGACTCCTCACTAGACAAACCAGACCCTTCATAGTCCAAATAATTCAAATTTTGTTGCAACTCCAAACTCTTTGGAAAAGATAAATCATCTAAAACGGGACGACCCTTAGATTCTTGAACGAAATCAATAACCTGCCCAACTTCATAAGGCTTCTTTCCATCTCCAGAAGAACCAATAGAAGGAAAAGTAATATCAAAAACTAAATCACCAAACGTCATCCTCCTAACATGATAAGAAAAAACCCTATCAGGCAAAGGACGAATTTCCTCACCACGAAACAACTCTTGAGCCAAGGAAGAACCTCTTGGCGGATCCTCACTAGATATCATAAACGTAACGCTCCCAGAATCAGAAGGATTCTTGGGTAAAACCGACGAATAAAGAGCGGTAGGATAAGAAATAATCATGAAACACCCTCTATCACACTCTTACCCACTATCTCTGCTAAAACCGCAACCGCCCCTCTGTCATACGGTTTCCTCTTCTCTTGATTCTTAGGTTGAGGATCTAAAGGCTCATTGCCTTGTCCAGTATCGCTCTGAGCACCTCCTCCAGGAGAAGCCCCAGGAAGAAAACCAGTATGCTTAGGCGCATTGTCTGGAACGTCTTGATACCAAGCATTCGAAGTTAATTTTGCATGCCCAGAACCACCAGCCTCCATATCAATTGACGATCCGGCTTTTAAAGAAATCTTCTTACCAGCTTTAAAAGCAATATTCTCACCAGAGATCACTTCAACATTCCCTGCACAATATAATTGAATAAGACCGCTTTTCTCAGCATTTCTTATCAAAACAGAGTTATCCCTATCTCTCAACAAAACGAACATATCTTTTCCATCCTTAGAACGTAAAATAGATATTCCTTCCTTCTTAGAAAACCATAGTCCTCTATCCTCTAAATCTACCATTTCAGTCCAAGCACCATCAGAACCAAAACGACCATCTCGACACTCAATTCCTTGATTAACACCAACATCACCACCCCCAGCTCCCCTTCTTCCAGCATCATTTCCACCTGAAGTTTTAAATCTAATATAACCATTTTTCTTATCTAATTTCATATGAAACGTATCTTCTTGAGGATTCATAGACATAACTGGACTACGCGAAAATTCATTATCTTTTAATTTCATCCATTCCTCAGAAACATCTCCAGAAACGTCAGTAGCCATCATCATATAGTCAAATCTATCATTTAATTCAATAACTTTTGACTTTGGAGAGTACCACCTAGAACAATTAAGTTCATCTCTATCAACAGCTTCAAACCCAAATCCTCTTGGCGTAGAAGGATAATCCGTCCAACTCCTTCTTGTCTTTAAAAGCCAACCAAGACCCCTTGGCATTTCTTCAACTTCAGCTTTTAACGGGTCAGTCCCTCTATCATCCAAAACAATCTTTACGCCATATCTAGTAACAAATCGAATCTGTCTTGAATCTCTGCCATCCCAAGCATCCTCATCATCACAGGCACCAACTTCGCTTTCTAATGGTCTTTTATAAAAATTATCATTCTCTGGATGAAATCCCATATCCATTAATTGAATCAACATCCCGCCCTTTGTTCGATACTTTATCCATCTTTGATCTTTTTCCTTTTCCCTAGATAAGATTTTAGGATCACTAAATTCAGCACGAGAGAAAGTCTTTCCAATTATCTTCGATCCTGATCTTGCTCCTCCATTTTGTGCCCATCCTACATCACGCATTTCAAATTTATGTCCAGCTCTTGTCCAAAACAATATCTTACGTTGATCTAATTCCTTTGGAGACCCCTCATTTAATAATTTAGTATAATACTTTGATCTATTAATTTCAAATTGTCTATCATCATCAAAATTGCCGAGAAATTCTCCAAACTCTCCATCCTTTTTCCAATTATACCCTACGTCAGATAAACTCATTAGATGGCCATATTTAGTTAAGAATCCAATCATTTTTCTATCTGGATCATTTATTTTAGGCAACGATCCTTTTGCATAATTCTTATTTGAAAACGGATCTTGATCATTCGATGCAGGCAAACTTCCATGTTCACTTGGAAAAAATCCCATTGAATTAACGAGAAATAAGTTCCCATAACGATCCTTACAGCCTAACGACATTGGTCTTAAATCCTTTGGTAAATATTCTAATAAATAATCATCCGGCATCTCATCTGCTGTCCCATCTAATTTTAACGCTAATGGAGATCTCGTAAAAATTGATTCTAAAACATATCTCTTTCTTCTTGTTCCACCAGCAAATCCAATCCATATTGGTCCATATGGATGATTCTTTTCAAAATTTATCCATATTACATCACCTATAATAGGATGAGACCAAAATCCTGATCCTTTTCCACCTAACCATGGCGCTGGCACTGCCCATGGACAATCTTCCGTTTTCATGTCTTCATCATGCATTTCAGGTATTTTAAATCTTACTCGATACATTCCTAATGGATCATTAGTTTCCACAACGATGGCTCTATACGACCCTGGAAACTTATGAAATAGATCATCATTTCTTTCCCCTTGTAACTTTTCCCAAATTAGCTCAAATCCGTCCATGATGGCTCCTATGTCTACATACGCTCTTTGCAATTTAGAATTGGATCATAAGGATTTCTTATTATTACTTTTCTAACATATCCATTTACGTTTATTTCGCAACCACACCCACTTATTCTCTTCATTTGATCAATAAACCTTTCATTTGACGATACATATTTTTTAGATAATAAATATCTTACATAATCAGACGATCCTCCGACCTTTACTACAATCTTTTTCTTTTGATCTTGACACCAAGGTAACATGTTATTATCTCCCTTTTATTTTTGGCGACCCTAAAAATAAATAATGGCATATGGACTTCTTCATGCACTGTAGATGCATAGTTATATATGAAGGTAGAGCGAAATCTTATTTAAAGGAAGGTGACTATATAATTATAAAGAAACCAGATGGGACCATCCTTATTCATGGAGCATCAAAACAAACCCCATTAAATTTTCAATGCGCTGGCGCTAACATTTCTATTAATAAAAATGAATTAATTTCAGAACGTAGAAGAGAAAAACTAACCATCAAGATAATAAAAATTCATCATTATTATCTTATTAATGAATGGTCAAATAATGAAATTGAGATAAGAATGACAGAAAATGATTTACGAAATCATATAAAAGAAAACATAGAAGAATTATTAAAGGAAAAAATCATTAAAATTGAAGAAGAATATCCAACAAAATTTGGACCTATAGATCTTCTTGCCATTGACGTCAATAATGTTTATCATGTAATTGAAATTAAAAGAAAAAAAGCCTCCATTTCCGCTTGCTCTCAAGTTGATAGATATCTCTCATGTATTAATGAAAATAAAAAAGGATGGATCATGAGCCCATCAATAAGCAAAAACGCTTTAAATTATCTAAATGAAAAAAATATCAATTGGCTTGAGGTTACTCACCAAACAGACATATAATTATATGAAGATATATCGAACCTCAAAGGCAAGATTAAGCCGAGCCACATGTAAATCCTGATTAAACCGTCAAGGCAATCTTACCGAGCCATTCACCTTCCTCACATCATCCTTTATGCTTTTTAGATCTTCCTTTAGATCTTCTTTCATGTTCTTAATGTCACTTCTTATGTGTCTGAACTCTTCCCTGATCCAGTAACAATTCTCCTCCACCTTGCTTATTCTTTCACCGTTTTCGATTGTCTTCGCGTACACGTATCCACTGATTGTTATCACTATTGGTATTGTTATTGACATTAATATCATCAAAATTTTGGATTCTTTTTGTATCGTCATATTTTCTCCTTTCAAAGTATGTTTGCGGTAAAAAACTTCTTAAGATATTTCGACTTTTCTTATATATATATTACCATTTTGATTGTGGACATGATTGAGACTTTCCTTTAATTTTTAAATCAAGACAACATCCGCATCCATCTCTGCTTCTTATTCGAAACGGATTTTCCCAACCGGGTTTACCACAATAATAACGTTCATTATAACTTCTAAACAACCTTTCTCCATCTTGATCTGTTGCCGTGCATTTATGACATAATTCCCATCTATTCTTTACTTCTTCATCAATCGTCGTCTCTCCAAAAGCCCATTTGGCTACGTCAAAAATCGATCTTCCAGCATTAAGCATCTTTCCAACAATTGAATCATCTTCTATTGGTCTTAAAAACATTTCTTGCATCATTTGTCTTACTTCCTTCTCATTTTCCTTTAATAAAATCATGTCGCCGCTCTTTAATTGTATTGCAGTTCGTGCTTCTATTAAATCTACGTTTTCTATTGATTTAATATTCTTTAAAGAAATTTGATGTAATTTCCCATGCATATCAATTAAACTTATATCCTTAGCATTTTTCCCGCAACAATTCATTTTTAATATATCATCAAGAGCCCCTCGATTAATAGGAACTGGAATGGTAATTGGTTTCGGTTTTTCATCTAAAATATCTTCCATGTTTTCAAGAATAAAGTGCAATGCCCATTCTTCATTACATTTTCCATTTTTTATTGCCGCAAGAATTGAAGAATATATTAATTTCTTTCCTTCCCTATCATTTAAATGCTTATAACATCTCATTAAAAATGCTCCTTGATTACTCTCCTGATAATGGCCAATTATGAAATAATTTAATTTTAACGTTAAAACTCGGATTATTTCTGATTCTAATAAATTTTTATTAATCTCTCCGCTTAATTGACATTTATTACAATGATCTAACGACGTTCCGATTTTTTCTCCTGTTTCATTAGAGAGATACTTACAAATAACGATGGAAGATCCTTCCTTATTAAACGTTCGATGAACGCAGTCCATCATTCAATCTCTCCTATCCAGACCAATAACCCTTATATACTTTCTCTCGCGGAATACACTCAACGTTTGGCGGCGACATTTCACAATCACACGGCTCTATGTAAAAACTATCCCATGGATTCAAAGGTAAAAATACGCAATAACCAGGAAAATTATCGCAAGGAAGAATAATCATCCCAGGCGCATCATCACTACAAGCATCGTGTGGAGTAGGCAAACAATCATCATAATTAGGTGAACAAGAATACTCAGTCCCCGGTAACCCTATTATCTTATCTTCACAACATTCACCCTCAGAATAATCTATATATGGCGGTGGCACAGTTACCCTACAACATGTTGAACTTGAAGAAGACGAAGAAGACGACCTACTAGATGAAGAAGACGAAGAAGACGACCTACTAGAGATAGAACTAGAACTAGAACTGAAACTAGAACTAGAACTAGAACTAGAACTAGAACTAGAAATAGAACTAGAGCTAGAAATAGAGCTAGAGCTAGAACTAGAACTAGAACTAGAACTAGAACTTGAACTAGAACTTGAACTAGAACTAGAACTGGAACTAGAACTGGAACTAGAACTGGAGCTGGAACTGGAACTAGAGATCGATGGTGGAGTTGGTGGAGTTGGTGGAGTTGGTGGAGTTGGTGGAGTTGGTATTGTAGAGGAAGCTATTATTTTCTTAGATTGAGAAGAAGATGAAGAAATAGATTTATAAACATCTTCTTCGCGATTATGGATGTTTATTTTTCCTTCAATATTACATAAATCTCCTTGATTATTGCAAAGAAAGAAGTCATCTTTACAACATTGTTCTAATGGTCTTGGGTCTGTTAGGATGTTGAAAGATGGAGAGTCAGAGATACATGCTATTTGGTTAGATATGGTTTGATTTGCTTCATTAAACCATTTAAAATGGCTTATTGACCATTTTTTCCTATCCATACAGGCTGTTAGCGGAGTCCAACTTGGTATTGATAATTTTGGTAATGTTATTGAATTTATTGGAAATTGATAATAACCAATTCCCTTAGTTGGCGAACTAACCATTTCTAAAGACGTTACGTTTCTATGCATTAAATCAACGACATATGGATTAAATGGTGTAAAAGCTAAATTCCAAGTTGACGTAAATTTAGAAATTTTAGATCGAGACGTAATTATGCTCTCTCTGTAATTAATTCTTAATGAAGTATAAAAATCATCGAAAAGAATAAAATCATCTAAATTAGAATTAAGAACAATTTCTAATAATGAACTACCATTTTTGCCATTTTCTCCCTTTAATCCCCTTTGTCTTGCCTTATATCCCCAAAAGTCACCAAGAAATGATCCTTTCTTTAACGTAATTTTTCCACATAATGGATTAATGGTCAAATTAACGTTTTCTATTTTATAGCCATCTGCTTCCCATATTTCATAATCATCAGTCCCATTAACTGGAATTAAAATTTCTAAGATAACGTCATTTTTGTTGAAAATGCGAAGGCTTATTGGTTCCTCAGTGATTGTTGGAATTTGAGCATTTACTTCAAAAGTTTTGTCAGTTAAAAATGTTGGTTTTCTTAAGATCTCATTTGGAGCTGGAATTCCGTCATTTCCTTGATCGCCTTCAAGTCCTTGTAATCCACATGGTCCAAGACAAGGAGCTATTCTTAATTTTCGAAAAAATGATTGTCTGTTAAATTCTATGTTTAATAATGGTTGTCCATGTGTGTTTAGTTTTTGTCTAAATTCAATTAATCCATCTCCAGAATTAAGATAATAAAAATATGGGTTATTTGGTCCTGCAAATATTTTAAACTTTTGAAAGTTTAATCCTTCTTTTATAGAATTTTCAATTTGGGTGATTTGATCGTAAAGCTGTGGATATACTAAACCATCAACGTCTTCTTCGACTGTTTGTGGTGCTTGTAATATCCCTTCCTTTATCCAAACGTCTTCGTTTGGATAATATTTGAATACGTTTCCAAATTTATCAGCTTTTCTTTCAATCATTTATGGACCCTTGTAACAAAGAATTGCTGCCTTTCTAGTTGCCCCAGACACCGTAGTAAAATTCCAAGTCCATCCATCGGAATCTAGTGAGTATACTGTCCCCACTTGAACGTATGTATCAGTCGTGTCTCTAAAATTAATGTTATCGTCAGCCAAACTCATGGCATCATTTACGCTTTGATTGTCTCTTATCGCCGTACAAACTCCATATTCAGCTAAGCCATCCTTACAATGAATACTAAAAACTTCAGATCTATAATCAGTTAACTTTGAGTTAACTGTGTCTAGTAGACTAAATATTGATAACATAAACTGTGGTTTAAAGCCAACTGCAGTCTGTGCCGAATTACCAGTAGAATTTGGAACGTCCTTTATTCCTGCCCAAATGCTGGCGCTCGCATGAAATTTTAGAGCGAGATAATACCAAGGATTACTTTCATAATTAGCATTTCTTGGAGTTACTGAGAATCCATTAGCATCATAATCACTAACTTGAGACCAAGCATCAACACTACCATTGTATGAATTACTATCATCTCTAATTATTGCATTGTCTTGGTTCGGATCTCCTGAAGAATAAAATCCAGCTCCTACTTGTGTTCCACTTGATCTTAAAGAAAATCCAATACCAGCTCTTGATAATCCAATTACTAAATCAGGCATAAATCCTACGGAAGAATTATCAACGGCATCATTTATGTTAACTAACGTCATACTTCCTACATTAGCATTGGTAATGGAGTTACCAAATAATATTACAATCATCTTATATGCTGAATTTGGAGCAGAAAGCCAATTTATTCTAATGCCATCTTGTATCCAAGATACGAAAGAAGCATCTGCAAAATTAGATGGATATTCTTCATAACAGCTAACAATATATGCACTATTATAACTAGATGCATTAACAGGTGGATCAGAACCATCTTCTCCAAAACGGAAAACGCTCTTAGATGTATTTCCATCAGTAACACCGATGCTTAAAATAGAATCTGAAACGACACTACCATTTGTTATTCCGCCAACTAGAATTATCATTGCTGCTTTAGGAGTACCAAAGCCAGGAATAGTTATATCTTGATTACCAGTCGATACTGATGCAGAAACCTGAGTCATTTGAATATCAACTGGTGTCACAGAACTCGAACTAGACCTCGAACTCGATTTAGAACTAGATTTACTTGAACTACTCGATTTAGAACTAGATTTACTTGAACTACTTGAACTACTCGATTTAGAACTTGAACTACTTGAACTACTCGATTTAGAACTAGATTTACTTGAACTACTCGATTTAGAACTTGAACTACTTGAACTACTCGATCTACTAGATCTACTTGAACTACTCGATTTAGAACTCGATTTAGAACTTGATTTAGAACTAGAACTACTCGATTTAGAGCTAGACCAACTCGAACTCAACGTCCAAGTAATAGTCAAAGTAATACTCCCACTAGCCCCAGAATACCCATCCACCGCAATCCGATACGTAACACCAGCTCTTACCTTAAACGTCACTAAACT